AAATAAGCTCTTTGTGCTTGTTTAGCTTTAATTTTGTCCCATATATTAAATATGTCTGTTTCGTCTCTGTCTTCAATCGTCTCTTTGGCAACCATAATTTCTTGAATAGCTGGAGTGTCATCATCTTTTTTGTCATCATCTCTTGATGATCGTTGAGTTATATCTAAAATTTCTTGTTCAAGTTCTTGAATTAAAGTATCAGTATGGGGATTGTATTCAGGAATTCCTAATGCTTTATATTTTTCTATGTCTTTTTTGAGATCATTTACATATGGGTCTACAACATCTTTTTTAAATTTATATTCACCATATAATGTCCCTAGAATATTTCCTGTAAAAACATTTTTAACTTGTTTTATTGCGTGAATATTTTTTGCTTTGTTGTATTTTTTTCTTCTATCTACAACATTAGTTTTAATTCTTTCAATAGGAGATTTTCTTGTAATCTCATCATCATAAAAAGTTTCTACTGTTTCAGTTTTAGTATCACCTCTTTCACCTTTATCAGTTACTGGTTCTCCATAATATCCAGAACCAACATCAAATCTTGAGTGTCCTTGATCAGAACCTTTATTGTTGTCTCCGCCTCCAGTGTTTTGATTCCCACCATAATTACCACTAGATGATGCTCCACCTGCAGGACCTTGAGATCCACCTGTTCCACCACTAGTGCTTCCACCAAAATCATCTGATGATGCATCTCTACCACCACCTTGAAATGGAACACGTCCACCTTTTTTCATAAACAAAGTTGTAATACCATCTTCACCAACTAGTAAATTATTTAATGGATCACCTTCTTTGTCTTCAGATGCAAACAAGTCAATTCGTTTTACATCTTCATCATCGCCTTCTTCTTTTTCAGATTCTATTCTTAATTTTTCTTCTTCAGTTAATTGTGGTCCTTCGGCTGTTAAAGAAATTTCTTCGCCTTCAGTTTCATCAATACTTAATATACCATCGTTTAGCATTTCCATTTTCTCAGCGCTTTGTTTATTCTAGAATCAGGATCGTTAGCTGTTTTGCTAGACGTTAATTTTTTCTTCATACCTTTCATACGCGCGCAGAAAGATTTTTTTCTTTTGCCACCTTCAGGTTGTGGACGTTTTAAATCAGAGCCAGGGTTTTCTCTCTCGTAAGACTTACGACCTTTTTCGTTAAGTCCACCAGATTCTGACTTCCCTTCTTTTCTTGTCCAAGCAGCACCGCCATTTCTAAACTGTTGTCTGACTGCGCCCATCCCTTTGGTGTATAACATTATGCAAAACTCCTATACGATTTAGTTTTTTGAGCAATTTTTTTAGGTTGTTTAACAAACTGCTTACCTTTTTTCTTGCCCTCTCTTTTTGCTTTTGTAGTTGCAGCATATTCTTGTGAAGACATATTTTCAATAGCTTTTTTTGGTAAATATCTTTCTCCTGTTTCAGAAGATTTTTTACCAGACTTTGTAGTCCATTTTTGATCACCCCAAGCTTTAAGAGATCTTTGTGATTTTGCTAGAGCCATTATGATTTATATCCTCCCCCAGCTTTCTTATAAGCTTTGGCAAGAGCCTGCGCTTTTCTCGCTGACCATTGTCCCGCACCTGTACCATGTGATGCTTGTGATTTTATTCTTTGAAATATTTTTTTTCTCATTCCAGGTTTAGTATAGTTACCTGCTTTGTTGACTGAGCTTTTTTCTTTCGCCATATTAACTCCTTGGTCCTTTCAGTTTAGTAACATCAAACATTTTTGTTGCATCAGTTTTTGCTTTTGCACGGTTTGACATTTTTTGTTTTTCAATAGATGTAGCTGCACGCAGTAATGCTAGTTCTTCATTCTGTTGCATCTTCTCTTCTTGAATATCTCTGTTCATTAAGATTTTGCTCTTATCTAAATTAATACGAGCTTCATCTTCTTTCATTTTTCTCATATTGTCTTGAGCTTTTAGATCTAACTCTCTTGCTCTTAATTTAGCAATTGGGTCATTACCAAAGTCTCCACTAATTTTCTTTTCTTCAGCTAAGAAGTCACCCATCATTTCTGCAATAAGAGTTGCTTTTCTAGCTTCTATATCTATTTGTAGTCTATCCATCTCACCTTTGACTTCTGGTGATTGTGCCATCTGTGGATTCATTTGTGCTAGTTGTTGTAGCTCTTGTACTTTACGAATCTGTTCTTGCATTTCCATTTGTACCTGTTCGTCAGCCATCAAAGAAATATGTTCAAATATATTTTTTTCTAATGACGCCATAATCTGTGGATTATTTTTAGCCATGTTAGTTGACATAAATGCAACGTGAGCTGCGATGTGTGCTTGGTGATCTTGTCCAGTAAACGCTTGGAAAGGTTTACCAGCTAATGCATCTATGTGTTCCAATGCTGGATTCTTTGGTGCCGGTGGTGGAGGAGGTGGTAATACTTGATCAATATTCTTAACTCCTAATGCTTCGTACATATCTCTGTACGCATTATATAGATTATGCATTTGTGGGTTAGACTGAGCTAACTGTAATTCTGTTTGTGCAATTGCAACTCTTTGTGTTGATGAAAATATGTTTGGATCAGCAACAGGAAGTATATCTACTTTTGCATCAAAGTCTGTTTGTTTAATTTCTTTTTGTCCACCTACTACATCGTACGGGTAAACTGGTGGTAGGTAAGTTGAGAATACATCTGACAACAAAGTAAACTCTTGTTTCATTGATGCATACAATCGTTTATGGATCGCTGACATGACCCTGGAGCCACGCTCTAAAAGGGCTACGGTCGTACCAACAGCGGCCTGCTGGTTCCCGTCCCCGACCTGCATGTCAGCAATGGACGCGAATCGTTGACCTGCGCTTACACAAATTCCCATCAGCTGTAATAAAGTTGCTGACGGTTCTTTGTATGGCAGATTCATAAAGGCATCTCTAAGAGAGCCACCAGGAGCGTCGACATCTCGCCACTCACCTGGTTGTAGAGATTGGGCATCATCTCTAACTCTGATACCCCTCTGTTTAAATCCTGATGGCAAGTTCGATAACGTACCTGCATCGATGAGTTGACGAAGTGCAGACGTTGCTGCTCTTGTTAGACCGCCAATCATATGGATTAATCCAAATCCGTAAAAACCTAGTCCAGGCAGAAATTTAAAATGGACAAAGTATTGGATTTTATTTTTTTTGGGATCATCTACTCTAAAGTTTCTTCGAATAGATAATATTTTTCGCGAACCATTGTCGATTGTTACAATGTATGGAATTTTAATTCCAGTCGGGACACCATCGGGTCCTCTATCTTCAAAGCCATCGAGATCTAAATTAACATGACACTCAATCAACGTATAGATCGGGTTGTTCTTTTGTTGACCTGTTGATCTTGTTCCTTCTAGTTCTCGTTCTTTTTTCTTCAGCTCTGTTTCTTCTGCGTAAGGTGTGCCTAATTCTATATCTCTATAAAATCCTGCAACTTGTTGCTTACGTAAATCATTACCAGACATTTTGATGACATGACATATGGCTTCCGCATCCTCTAATGAGGTAGCAGAATACGGAACCACTAAGTCATCTGCAGTAACGAACTTTGATACAGCTCGTTCCATCAAATCGTCATAATAAACTTTTTTAAATGTAGAACCTGCAAGAGGTAAATAAAATAACATTTGATCAAACTCAGGTTCAAACTCTTTCATGACATCCATCAATTGATAGTTCATAAAATTTTTGACTCTTACTGCTTGATCTTGTTTTTCTCTTGAAGGGCTACCTAAAACTTGTGTTCTAACAGGACCTGCTGCAGGTAATAATTCTTTGTAAGCTTGTGCTTGGAATTGTGTAACTGCTTCTGCAAGAACTGGGTGTGTTGCACCTGAAGCTCCTTGGAATGGTCTTGTTCTTTGTTCAAATTGAAAACCTAAAAGATCTAAACCTTGTGTGTAAGATCTTTCCCATTCTCTTCTAGATTCTCTGTAGTCTGTGTAGTTTGCATACAACTCAGAACCAAGAGGATCTAAAACAGAATCTGGTAATAAGTCAGCCAGATTAGCATAGTGATTGTCACCTTGTTCTGGCGACACGGCACTAGGATCAAAGTTTATATCTACTGATCCGTCTTCGTTTTCTCTTATCTCTGTTTTATCCGGTGATGGCATTGACTCCTGTAGTTGTTCAACTACTTGAGCCATTTCATCCTTTGGTGGAATTTTTATTTCTTGTCTTACGTTAGGTAAGCCTTTGTCTATTTCTGCCATTTGTTTTCTCCAAAAGTATAGGTTTATCCTGTTTTTTATCTTTTATCAAGCCTCTAGGATCAGGACCCCTTAATGGAGGTATTGCATCCCATTTAACATTTTTCATGTTTTTGACTAAAGTTGGGTTTCTCATTGATTAGTTATTTGTATATATTTTTCTACACCAGTTGCTGCTGGTTCTTGTTCTGTAAATTGTTCATCTATAGCTTCGTATGTTCCTTCATCTAAAGGTATTGCCATTGTTTTAGCTCTTTGTTCTGCAGCAAATTCTGGATCGTTTCTCATCCTCCACATATCAAAAGCAGCATTTGCATCACCCATTTCTAAAGCTGCATAGTAGTCTACAAGTTTTAAATCTATACCTTGTTCTTCTGCTTGTGCTTTAGCCTGTAGTACAGCGTTTGCACCAATTAAATATCCAACCGGTCTAATAACTTTACCTGTTGCTTTTAAAACTTTACCACTTACGTTTTTAACTTTCTTTAAAAATTCTTGATCTTTAATATCTAGTTCTTTTGATTTTTCTAATATCTTCTTTTGAAGATCTATTCTTTCTTGTTTACTTAGATCAACTAATTTTGCACCACCTTTATTTATTCCACCAACCTTTGTAATTTTGTAATCTTTTACTTTACCTCCTACTACCACAGGGTCAACTCTGTTAAACCCTATTAAATTTTTATATTCTTTAGGCAAAGATTTTATTTTATTTTTTACAATTCCCTCTGCAGTGTCATTTAATTTTTTTACTTTTTCTAAATAACCTTTTGGTTTAGTTTTATAAAGTTCATCAATTTCGTCAGCTATATTATTTAATCTTTTATTTACATCTGATAATTTTGAATTCATTTCTTTACTGATGACTGCAATATCATCTATAGTTAAAGGTGTACTACCTCCAATAGGCATAATGTGGTGAAATTGAAATTTTCCTTTAGTTCCTGTCTTTGGATAAAAAGGAGCAGTTCGTTTTAAACGCTCACCTCTTTTTCTTTGTGTTTTTAATTTAGCTGCACCAGGATCTTCTGGTGTTTTAAAATCTGCTTTTAATCTTTTATTTAAAGCCACTTGTGCATCTGTTTCAGTGCTAAAATATTTAACACCTTGAAACTCAGTAGGTATTTTTGTAGTTTTTCCTGAAGGTGTTGCAAATACTATTTTAAATTTTGCATTCTTTGGAATGTTTGGATTTTGTTTTCTATCTAATGCTGTAATGGGTCTTACTACGTTATGAATTTTTCTAGCTTTAGGGTTTTCGTATATTCTTTGGGCCTCGGTAGTTTTAAAAT